CTCCACCCCCACCAGTTAAAACTGCAACTCTTGATATTATTTTATTTGATGACGAAGCAACAACGGTAGACACTATGGCAGATCTAATATTTGAAAATATTGGCGGACAAGAATTAATCAATATTACAAGATCTGACATTATTAATGGTCAAAAAATATCTTATCAACCAATTAAAAATTTATCATCTATACAACAAAGATATAATCCAAATAATATTCTTAGTCTTCAACAAACCGCAGATAAATATTTTGCTGGTTTTTCAATAAAACTAGAAGATAAAATTCCAAACGAGGGTAATGGAGCAAATGGAGAAAATGTCTATATTGAAGAGGGTACTGGCGATTTAATCATTGAGTTTATTAATATAAACAATGATGAGCAAATTGAGGTACAAATTACCTCAGATGGTACAATATATGAAGCGGATCTTGGAGAAATAAACTCATGATAACTAATACTGGTAAAACAATTATTGCAAAATATTTGCTTGGACAAGCGCCAGCATATGCATCATATCTTGCTATTGGTTGCGGTGCTACACCATTGACTACTGGAGATCCACTTGGAAACTATTCAGCAAAACAAAATTTAGATTTTGAAATGTTTCGTGTCCCAATATCTTCAAGAGGTTTTGTAAATGAAAATGGATTAGATAAAATTGTTTTAACTGCAGAATTACCAACAGAAGAAAGATACGAAATTTCTGAAATTGGAATCTATTCTGCTGGATCAAACCCTTCTGCTGGTGCTTATGATAGTAAGACTGTATTTGCTTTTACACAAACTGAAAATTGGCAACATCATACGGCAGAAGCAGCAGTAGCAATTAATACATTTTCTACTGCATTAGACGCACCAGAATATGATAATGTTATTGCAGTTGCAGATAGTGTATTTCAAACAAGCGGGGATAATCCAATATTTTTTAAATCTCCAAGAGTTGAAAGATATGAAAGACCAAGATTTTTAAACAATGTTATTTTAATACAAGGCGATGACTCTGATATTACAATTAATGAAGAAAGTGGAGCGGCGCAGGATCATTTTGTAATAGAGCCTGGATCAAACCATATACATTTAACTGGCGCTAATATTGATTTTACAAGAAACTCTCCAACAGATGAATTACGTTTAGCCTTTTCATTAATAAGTAAAGATGGTGCATCTGTAACAACTCCAGAAAATGTAAGAATTATGGTTGAGTTTGCATCAACAGAAACAGAAACTGCAGAATATGCTAGATTTGAAGCAGAAGTTATTGATGATAGCAGTGGTGGAGCATATGATTTTTCTACAGAACGATATTTTGTTGTAACAAAACAACTTCAAGAATTATATACTAGTGCAAACTTTACATGGAATGCAGTTACTGTTATAAAAATATATGCTTGTGTTATTGATGCAGGTATTCCGTCTAATAATTATTACGTAGCATTAGATGCAATGAGATTAGAAAATATTTCTACAGTAAATCCACTTTATGGTTTAACTGGATATTCAGTAATTCAAAATGTAGATGCATCAACTATTGTAAAAAGTCCTAATACTAGCAATTATATTGAATTTAGATTTTCAGTTGGTGTAACATAATGCCTGATTCAGGAATTAAAAAAATAAGAATAAGACAAAAGAACCTTCCCACAATAGACGTAAATGAAGAAGGTTATATTTTAAAGTATAGGGTAGTTTCTGAAGATAAAAACAGAACATCACAATGGTCACCAACATCAATTGTTCAACCAAACTATACTTACGTTTCTGGAGATATATCTTTTAATAAATCAGGACAAGTTGCAACCCTAGCCTGGGACTCTGTTTCAATACAAAAAGATGGAGTTGAAATTAGAAAAGCACACGAGTTTGATATTTGGTTAAAATGGGATAGAAATGATAATGGAGATTGGATTTATAAACAAAGAATTGATGGTGCAAACATTTCTTTTCCAATTCCCAGCACATACACAATAGGCGGGGTAGTTCAAGGGTCTGCACCTAACAAACTTTCAGCAGAAATATATTTAAAAGGAACTCCAATTACTAGAGAGTCTGCTTTATTATTAGTTTATGAAGATGGTCCACACACCGTTTAATGATATACTTTAATAGGAGGAAATAATGGCAAAAGTACCACTACCAGAAAGAGGGCAGCCTCTTGATGTCACATATTTATACAGTTTGGTTGATGCTGTAAACGATCTTTCTACACAGGTTGCATCTACAACTACTAATAAAACAGTTATAGATACTGTAAGTGCGGGTAAACAAGAAATTAAAACTTCTAATTCAAGAATAATTGGTGGTTATGTTGAAGTTGCCAACAACTCAACAGTTTCTGCTGGAAATGAAAGAACATTTACTTACGATTTTAAAGATTTTAAATACCCTCCAATTGTTTCTGCTACACCAGTAAATATTGGACAAACTCCAGCGGGACAAAATGTAAATGTTATTTTAAAAAGTGTTACAGAAACAAGGGTTGAAGGTGTTGTAAGATTTGGGGCTTCTGGTGATCTATCTTTAGCAGTACATTTGATTATTGTTGGAATTCCAAACTAAAGGATAATTTTATGATTGCTTGCATAAAATGCAAGGGTAGAACCTTTGTTGATAGACAATATAGTAGTATTCAGCACATAGAAACTTATTGCATCGTGTGTGGCTTGAGAAAGTTTTTTCATCCACCAGCAGAAAGTGAAGAGGGAAGATGGTTACTGGCAAAGGAATTATACAGGGCGAAATTTACAATAACGAAACTGTAATAAAGGGAAATCAAAAAATATGGTTTCTAAATAATGACCTGGTAAGAATTCACCATAGTTCACGATCTACTGGAATGGTTTCTTTTTATAATATAACTAAGGATAGAATTGAAACTTGTTTGCGTTCAGATTTTAGGAAAAATAGAGAAAGAGCCTATACTGTTGCAGAGACTGCTAAGTTAATTAATCGTCATAGAAAGTATATGCCTAAGTTAATTAAAACTGGAATGATTCCTCCACCAGTTGGTGCAAAGTTAAATGGTGAACGTGGATTTAGAATAAGATCTTATTATTCAGAAAGCATGGTTAGGGATATTCGTGCTATACTGGCTACTATACATATAGGACAACCAAGAAAAGATGGACTTATAACAAATAATATGACACCCACAAGCCAAGAATTGACACGGCGAATGGGAGACGGTATACTTACATATACAAAGACAGAAGATGGCAGATTTATTCCTGTTTGGGCAGAAAATATTTAACAATAGAAATGGTGGGGACAATGGAAAACGAAAACACAAAGATATCAGTAGCGCTAGGATATACCCTCAACTTGGGTAATTTTCAATCACTAAGGTTTGACTTTGGTGTAGTTGACTCAAAGCGTGATGGCGAAAATACAGATCAGGCCTTTGAAAGAATGTATAAATTTGTTGAAGACAAATTAACAGAAAAGGTTAAAGAAGCAGAAGCAGAGTCTGACAGTAAAGACTAATGGCTGAACGCAAAGACCGAATGGCTTTGCTCAGTAGATTTAATAAGTTTTACCTGCAAAGGTACGAGCAAAAGTCTAACATGAACCTTAACGTAGAGCAATGGGCTGCCGATGCACTTATTGAGTCTTATGGTATATCACAATGTTATGATTTATTAGAATATTATTTTAATATTGCACAAGAACCTACATGGAATTATTTTGCATACAATGCAGAAAAAATTCTTAATGGTAAACTAGAAGTAGAAGAAGATATTAAACAAAGAGCAGCATTAAGACAAAAAGCAAAGGAGTGGCTGAGTGAATAATACAGAAGCAAAATTAATCACAGCAGTACTCAATGATAAACAAATTCATGTTTTATTACAGGCTAATGTTGAAAATCTTTTAAGAACACATAACGATGTATGGAATTTTATTAGGTTGTATTCAGAAAACAATCAGTCAGTTCCTCCAGCATCTTTAGTAATAGAAAAATTTAGAGACTTTACCACAATAGATGGAGTTGGATCAACAAAACATCACCTTGAAGAATTACAAACAGAATATTTAAATGATAGTTTAAAAGATATTTTACGTAACGCAGCATCAGAAGTTCAAGTAGGAAATGGCTCTAATGCACTTGAACAGTTAATCACAAAAACATCAGAGTTAAAAAAGAATACATCTGCTATTCGTGATATTGATGCAACAGATCTAGAGTCTGCACTTGCATATTATGAAAATGTACAAAAACAAAAAGAGACTGGTCAGATTGGTATTAAAACTAATCTTCCAGGATTTGATAATTATTTGCCTTCTGGAATTATGCCAGGTCAATTGGGAGTATTCCTAGCCTACCCTGGTATTGGTAAGTCGTGGATGGCTCTATACTTTGCTGTACAGGCTTGGAAACAAGGCAAGTCTCCTTTAATTATTTCTCTTGAAATGTCTGAAACAGAAGTTCGTAATCGTGTGTTTGCAATTATGGGCGAAGGTGTTTGGTCTCATCGTAAACTAAGCAATGGTGAGGTAGAACTTGACATGCTTAAAAATTGGCATGCTAATAAAGTTGCGGGCAGACCAGAGTTTCATATTATTTCTAATGATAATGGTGGGGAAGTTACCCCATCAGTTATTCGTGGAAAGATTGACCAATATAGACCAGACTTTGTTGTTGTAGACTATTTACAACTTATGAGTCCAAATCAAAAGTCAGATAATGAAACGGTACGAATGAAGAACCTTTCACGAGAACTTAAACTTATGGCTATTAGTGAAGAAGTTCCGATCATTGCCATCTCATCTGCCACTCCAGATGATGTAAAAGATCTCAGTAGTGCACCAACTTTGGGTCAAACAGCATGGTCTAGACAGATTGCTTATGATGCTGACTGGGTAATGGCCCTTGGTCGTGCTACCAATAGTGATATTATTGAATGTGTATTTAGAAAAAATCGTAATGGTTTTATGGGTGATTTTTTAGTGCAAGTAGATTTTGATAAAGGGTATTATCGTTATAAGGATTTTGAAGATGGCAAGTAAAGATTCTTATACTGCAGACCAAGTTCGTCGTGTTTTAATTGGGGCAGGTGTTGACATTGAGGCAGAATATGGAACCGACTATATAATTTTTTGTCCTTACCATAATAATAATAGAACTCCTGCTGGAGAAGTATCAAAAGATCATGGAATGTTTTTTTGTTTTGGATGTCAAACTACACGAACTTTAATTGAGTTTGTAATGCATATATCAAATAGAACATATTTTGAGTCTGTTAGATATATTAAAAGTAAAGAGCAAGAAACAAGTATTGAGGATTCTATAAACAAAGCGTTAATAGATAAGCCAGACTTTGTGCAATATGATGAACTACTTATTAAAAGATTAAATAATCAAGCACTTGAATCTCCAAGAGCAATAAGATATTTTGAAGGAAGAAAAATAACAAAAGACTCTGTAATTAAGTTTAATCTTGGATATTCCGACAAACAAGATTCTGTAACTATACCAGTACACTCCCCTGACGGCATGTGTATAGGATTTGTTGCAAGAACCATTGAGGGTAAAGAATTTAAAAATACTCCAGGTTTACCAAAAGGAAAGATTCTTTTTAATTTGCATAGAATAAAAACATCAAATATAGTTTATGTAGTAGAATCATCTTTTGATGCAATTAGACTAGATCAAGTAGGTTTCCCTGCCGTTGCTACGTTAGGGGCTAATGTTTCTGCAGCACAGATAAAACTATTAGAAAAATATTTTAATAGCATTGTCTTAATTGCAGATAACGATGATGCAGGAATGATAATGAGAGATAAGTTAATTGAAAAACTTGGACCAGTTGTCACTTCTGTTTATATAGATAAAAAATATAAAGATATAGGCGATATGGATGATGATTCAATTAAAAAACTGGAGTTCCAGTTTGACAATTCTATTATCGGCATGTTAAAATAGATAAAAGCATACAAGGAGAAAAAAATAATATGACTATAGTAAAGGGACTAAAAAACATTAACGCCCTAGTTGACAAACCAAAATATGATGAAAATTCACCAAAGGTAAGATGGTTAAAACTTGCCGATGGTCAATCAGCAAAAATTCGTTTCATTGAAGAACTAGATGAGGACTCTGCAAACTACAATGCAGAACGTGGTCTTGCACTAGTTGTAAAGGAACACACAAATCCAAAAGACTACAAGCGCAAGGCTGTAGATACAATGGAGTCAGAAGGTCGTGACTGGGCAGAAGAAATGCACCGTAAAGATCCAAAGGCTGGCTGGAGAGCACGTCTTCGTTTCTATTGCAATGTTCTAGTTGACGATGGCATTGAACCACCTTATGTGGCTATTTGGTCAATGGGTGTTAGCAAGCAATCAGCATTTAATACAATTCGTGAGTATGCTCTTGAAACAGGAAGCATCTCTAACGTACTATGGAAAGTAAAGCGTAATGGTCAGGGAACTGAAACATCTTATACAACTATTCCAGGTGCACCAGACAAGGAACCATTTGATTGGTCCGAAGTTAAGCCATATCCTCTTGAGTTGGCACTAAAGAAAATTCCTTATGCCGAGCAAGAAGCATTCTATTTGGGCTTTGATGGCCCAACAACTTCATCTGCAACCAACGTAGATTGGTAAGATGAGTTACGTAGGCTTACACGTACACACACACTATTCATTATTTGATGGTGTTGCTACTCCAGAAGAATATATTGACCGAGCAGTTGAACTTGGTATGCCAGCATTGGCTATCACAGATCACGGAACTTTATCTGGGCATCGGGAACTGTACCGAATTGCAAAAGCAAAAGGTGTAAAGCCTATTCTTGGCGTAGAAGGATATTTTTGTGCTGATAGATTTGATAAGAGGGCAAAAGCAGAACGCACTGAGCCAACTGATATGGTCTATAACCACATTATCCTTCTCGCTAAGAACCAACTTGGTTTAGAGAATCTAAACAAGATTAATGAAATTGCTTGGACTGAAGGATATTTCAGTAAGCCACGCTTTGACTTTGAAGTTCTTGAGAAGTACAGCGAAGGCATTATTGTTTTATCTGGATGTCTAAGCGGTATCATTGCAAAGGCTATTGAGCATGGAGAGTATGCTCAGGCAAAGAAGCATATTGAATGGTTTAAAAAAGTATTTAAAGATGACTTCTATATGGAGTTAATGCCACACAATGGTGCAGAAGTTAATAAGCAGTTATCAGATCTTGCAGATGAGTTTAAGGTTGAAGTTGTAGTAACACCAGACTGTCACCATGTTGACGATTCACAAAAGGAAATACAAGAGTTTAAGTTACTTATGAACTCTCACGCAAAGGTGCAAAAAGATGCAACATATGAAAAATCAAAAAAGAAAGGCAATATGCTGCAACGCCTAGACTACTTGTATGGCGAAGACCGACAAATGTCATTCAATAAGTTTGACATTCACCTTTTATCTTATGATGAGATGAAGGTTGCCATGGAATTGCAGGGTATAGTGAGAGAAGATATGTATATCAACTCTATAGCCATTGCAGATAAGATTGAAGATTATGATATTAAGGATGGTTTAAATTTATTACCAGTCCAGTATAAAAATCCTGCCAAAGAACTTAGGTCTATTGCTATACAAGGTTTAAAGGATCGTGGTTTAGATTTAGACAAAGTTTATCTAGATAGACTAGATGAAGAGTTGGAAATTATTAAATCAAAAAACTTTGATTCATATTTTCTTGTTGTTCAGAGTATGATTGCTTGGGCTAAAAAAGAAAAAATTATGGTTGGTCCAGGTCGTGGATCTTCTGCGGGATCTTTAGTTTGTTATGCACTTGGTATTACAGATATTGACCCTATCAAGTATGGCCTATTGTTCTTCCGCTTTATTAATCCAGAGCGTAATGACTTTCCAGATATTGACACCGACATTCAGGATTCTCGTCGTGAAGAAGTAAAAGATTATCTTGTTAGACAATATAGGCATGTTGCATCTATTGCTACCTTCTTACAGTTTACTGGTAAAGGCATTGTTCGTGATGTATCAAGAGTATTAAACATTCCTCTTTCAGATGTAAACAAAGTGTTAAAAACCGTAGATACATGGGATGATTTTTGTAGTTCTAAATCAACGCTAGACTTTCGCAATAAATATCCAGAAGTAGAGATATACGGAGAACAACTTCGTGGTCGTATTCGTGGTACAGGAATTCATGCTGCTGGTGTTGTAACTGCAAAAGAACCAATATTTAGGCATGCCCCTATGGAAACAAGATCTTCTACTGGCAGCGATGAACGTATACCAGTTGTTGGAGTTGACATGGAAGAGGCAGAAAGAATTGGCTTAGTTAAGATTGATGCACTAGGCCTAAAGACTCTTAGCGTTATTAAAGATACTATTGATATGATTAAAACAAATCACTTTAAAGATATTAATTTATTAGAAATTAATCTTGAAGATGCTAATGTATATGAAATGTTATCAAGCGGATTTACTAAAGGAGTGTTTCAATGTGAGGCAACTCCTTACACAAACCTTCTCGTTAAGATGGGTGTAAAAAACTTAAACGAACTTGCTGCATCTAATGCTCTTGTTCGTCCAGGTGCTATGAACACTATTGGTAAAGACTATATTGCTCGTAAGCATGGAAAACAGTCGGTATCATATAGTCATCAGGTAATGAAACCATTTACGGAGGACACTTATGGCTGTGTTTTATACCAGGAACAGGTTATGCAAGCATGCGTATACCTTGGAGGCATGTCCATGTCGGAAGCAGATAAAGTTAGAAAAATCATTGGCAAGAAAAAAGATGCTAAAGAGTTTGATGTATTCAAAGACAAGTTCGTTAAAGGTGCTTCTGCCTATATTAGTCCCAATCAGGCTCTTGATTTATGGCATGACTTTGAAGCGCATGCGGGCTACTCATTCAACAAGAGTCATGCGGTTGCTTACTCTACAGTCTCGTATTGGACGGCGTGGTTAAAGTATTATTATCCTCTTGAATTTATGTTTGCACTTCTTAAAAATGAAAAAGATAAAGATGGTCGCACAGAATATCTAATTGAGGCTAAGCGCATGGGTATTTCAATTAAACTACCTCATATTAATGATTCAGATACAGATTTTAAGATTGAGGGTAAGGGTATTCGTTTTGGGCTTAGTGCTATTAAGTACATATCTGACACAATTGCAGAAAGGTACATTGCAGCAAGACCATTTAAATCTTATAAAGAACTTGAGGAATTTACTTTTACTAAAGGGAATGGGGTTAATAGTCGTGCATTACAGGCATTAAGATCAATTGGTGCTGCTACATTTCCAGATAATCCAAGAAATGATGATGAGATTAAAGAGAACCTGTATGATTATCTAAACCTTCCAGAGTTTAATATTACAATTCCATCCCACTACTATGCATTTATTAATGATGTGGAAGATTTTGAAGAAAAGGGTTCTTTCATATTAATGGGAATGGTTAAAACAATTAAAAGAGGAACTGGGTGGTCACGAGTTGAAGTTCTTGATAAGACAGGCTCTGTTGGTATATTTGATGAAGAATCAACGACTATTGAGACAGGTCGTACCTATTTAATTCTTGCTAGCGATAACAGGATCGTTTCTGCAATTCCTGTAGATGAAATAAAAGAATCTTCAAATGCATTAATTAAATTCTTAAGTTATAAGCAACTGCCTTATAAAGAAGACGAAATGTTTGTTGTTTCTTTTAAACCAAGAATTACAAAGGCTGGAAAAAAAATGGCTTCACTTACATTAGCAGATACTGCACGAGACTTACA